CCATTCGGTCCACGGGGTTGTCTCGGCTATACCGACTTCAAGCACCAGATCAAAGGCAAAGCTAAGAAGTACGCCTACTGGGATTTAAAAACAACAAACAGTAACCGATTAGAGTTCAACGAGAACCATCAAACGCAACTGGGTTTTTACGCTGATGTTACTGAGTGTCCGCAACATATCGTTTATGTACGCCCACATACTGGGCTAACGCCAAGTGGCAAGAAAAGTACAGCCAAGGGTTGGGCAATCTACACACTTACAGATGAGCAACGCATTCGCGCTAAAAGCAAACGCCATGCAAGGGCGGCGTTGGCGATGCGTCTTTATTCTATGGGCTGGGATGCAGCTATGGCTGTCTCTATGCCCAAAGACATGAGTTCCTTTTACTGGGATGACCAAGCACGAAAATTCGCAAAACAAATATGGGGGTTAGTATAATGACAGATTTATCAAGTGCGTCCATCGACGCAGCTATTGCACGAAAAAATATTGGAAAGCGTAGTCCAGACAATGCCAAGATCTCCAAGGCATACGCTGATGCCCAGGGCGAGATGGTCGAGCCACCAATGAACGGCGTTGGCTACCATAAAAACAGATACGCAACGATGGCTGACATTCGTAAAGTAACGAGGTCAGTTTCGGCAAAGCATGGTTTGTCGTTGTGTTTTTCTGTAGACGCTGCGGAGAACTACATCGCGACACTGCGTCACTCTAGTGGTGAATGGTTCAGCGTTTCATATCCATTACGATTTACAACCGATGAGCGGAAGATGACAGCCGCACATATGACACAACAATCAACACTCACATACGCAGAGAGGAGATGTCTCCTAATGATATGGGGTATCAGCGGTGAAGAAGAGGAAGGGGAAGGCTTGCCGCCAAAAGAAGAAACTAAAAAAGAAGACACTGGAAACGGGGCAATAGTAACGCCCATAGATGAATCTTTTTGAAAGGAAGATTAAATGGAAAACGGTAAATACGAGCAGAAAATTGGTGACTGCGCATTCTTCTCGCCAAAGGACAAGACATCTCTTACGGGAGAGGGCTACATCGTCAACGCTAGTGGTGATAAAGTAAACGCACTTATTCAGAGGGTCACGACAAATAGCAATAAGGTTGTCAGGCGAGTTTTTCTTGAGGTTGGCGCAGTTTTTGAAAATGAAAACGAGAACCCGAAGGCTCCGAAGTTTACCGGTAAGGTCGAAGTTGCTGGGATGGATGTCGCAAACAAAATGTCGCTCTGGTTTCAACAACCAAAAAATGGCGGCGATAAGTTTTTAAGCGGCAAGATAGATGAGCCTATGCAGCAGCAGCAGTCAGCAGACAGCAGCATGTAATGGAAAAACAATTNTACCGCATTGAAGAGATGGCTACGATGCTTGATGTTTCTCGCGGGGTGTTAAAGACCATGCGTGAAAGAGGCGATGGCCCTCCGTTCATGCAACCAAGTCGCAACATAATACGCTACCCGATTTGCGGTTACGATGCATGGAAGCAGCGTAAACTTGCGGAACCAAAGAAAGCTAATGGTAGCTAGTTTTATTGCCAGCGGATATCCTCGCATCGAAAACGACAACTATCAAACAGTTGATCCTAGATGCCTGGATAGTCTGCTGGAAGTTTACGACTTTGAGGGGCCGATATTAGACCCATGTGTCAGCCCCGAAGGCGAAAGTCAACTAGTCACACAACTCATTGATCATGGATACAAGGCAGTCGGTGGATCTTTATACGATCACAACTGCAATTCAGTGATCACTAACCCACCGTACAAAAGGGATGTGGTCGATAAGATTGCATCTGAAATTCTCTACCAAGTACACAGCGGTCAACTTCAATGGGCCGCATTACTTGTGCGATCTGGCTGGGATCAAGCCAAGAAGAGGCAGTACCTTTTCGATGACCCAGCGTTTAGTGGTCTTGTTCGATTAACCTTTAGACCCTGGTGGACAAGTTCCCGCAAGGCACAACCGATACATGGCTATCAATGGGTTGTGCTTGAACATGACAAATACAAGGAGTATCAAAATGACGGATATGAATACGCAGCAGAAGTCTTCCACGTTTATCTCTAATTATCCTTTTCAAGTGGTATTATCAATTGCATTGTTTTTCAGCTACGCAATCGTGGCTGCGGTAATCATAAAATACTTTGGCTAAACCTGTCAGAGTTCTTCTGGAACCAAGAGAACAGGTTCTGGCAAAGCGCCTAGCGGATAGACGGCTGGGTAGTAAGTATGTGCCGGTTGGTGAAAAGAGTTATACCAGAAATACAAGTCCTTGGATGTCACATTATCTAGGACTACAAGGTGAGATAGCTGTCTCCAAGTTGGTTGAGTTCCCGATAGGTGAGTTCATATCACCCAGTGGCGATGGTGACGAACCAGATCTATATTGGGGGCGCAGATCTGTGGAAGTTAAATCAACGAAGTACGCACCGCCAATACTCAAGCTGGATAAACTTACAGACTTTGTAACTGACGTTTGTATTCTCTGTCATATTGCGGAAGAATCGGTTATAGATATTTATGGCTGGATCTCTCGTGAGGAGTTTTTCAGTTGTCACAAGATACAAGACTTTGGGTACGGAGGGAGAGCGACAGTAGAAGCAACGGGTTTGAATCCCGCAGGTGATTTAAATGAACGTGAATATAACGTGAACCAAGTGCGGGAAAAAAATTCGTTTTAGAAATAACTATGCGATTTCAATAGCCTAGAAGGTGTTAAAAAAAAGTTTGGCGACTCCGACAGGAGTCAAAAACTAATACAATTTATAGTTATTTATACAAATTCCTTGCTTTCTGCCATTTTCGCCTGTATCACTGTTCACGAACTTGTATCACTTTGTGATATATCGTTCATTATTGATCAAAAGCAATCGTGAATTAAACGTGAACCAAGGGGGTATCAATGAAGAAAGCGATCACGCTTCAGTATTTAACCACACTTAGTAAAGCTAGAAAAAAAACCAGACAAACTGACCCAAGTATTAATGGTTTAGTTTGGCGTATATCGGAAACAGGAACCGTATCGGCTGCTTATAGAATATATATTCCATTAGGCAATCATAAAAAAGACACTGTAAAGGTCTTTCGGGCAAACATGCAGTTAAACTCAACCGCTTTTACCGAAGTTAGAAAAAAAGCAATGGAATTAGAACTGCGGGTGATCGAAGGTAAATCGCCATTTGAAGAGCAAGAACAAGCTGTAGAAGTACCTCGATATACTATCGGCCAGTATTACGTCATATTCAGAAAAGACAGACCTGTTGAACTTTCTGTAAGGCACAGAAAAAAGAAGCGTAAAAGAAGTGTAGGGCGTGATATATCGGCAATTAAATGGGTGTTTTCAAGGGAGATCGAAGGCGGTACAGCCACACAACCAAGGCTGTTCTCCGATCTCTTTATAGATGATGATCGTGTGCCTAGTTATTTGGATCGTATCATAGCCCAGACAACTCTATCTGGTGTTGGGTTAGGTAACATGGAAAAAGGATTAGTAATCCTTAAACAGCTATATCAAAACGCCAGAAGAAATAAAGTTATAGAAGATAATACTCTTGAAGATTTTCATTGGACTAAACCTCCCAGTAAAAGAGCAAAAGATATCCCATTGGACGCATTAAGTTTGATTACAACCGAATGCAGAAAGTATGCGAGAGGTGAGGGTAACTACAAGAACCGTAAATGGAACCGGCTCGGTCTTATGTTTGAATTTAAAATGCTCATGGGCAATAGAGTTAATGAAGCAAGCAATCTGCGTAAGGATTGGATTGATTTCAGCACCAATACGATCACCATACCGGAAGACAATACCAAGAGCGAAAGAGAATACAGGTTCGCATTTCCCAGTGATGTAGCTGAGTTACTAAAAAGAAGCCCTGCATGGGATGAGCCACATAATCAATTGGTGTTCGGTATAAATAATAAGGCGTGTGGTTCTTATGATAAAGAGTGGCATCTTATTCTAGATGGAACAGGTGTCATGGGAGATGTTAGTATTCTTGAGCAAAAGAAGAAACGAATGCAACGTCGAGGACAGGATGTAACTGAAATCAATGCGGAAATCGCAGAATTGAAATTGTCTAGGTATCGAGGCCATGATACTCGCCATGCCTTTGCTACAGATCAAATGCGCTCTGCCGTGACTAATGGTTTAGTAATGAGTGAAAGAGATGAAAGCGATGTGTTGAAGCAAATAGGGAAGGGCTTACAACATAGCGACATTAAAACAACCAAGCACTACGTCAGACCTGACGATGAAATTCAGAGACAGATGGTTGCCAATAGACAGGCAGCACTCAACCAGGTGTTAGGCTCTACCGAATAATTCGGCCTCAG